TTGCCGCTGTTGATTTGTACAATGCGCTCGCCATTTGGTGCGACGCAGTCCTCACAACTGGTTCTCTTACTGTTGACACGACAAAGGTCACTGCTCTTTTACAAGGACAGTCCTAAGCCTTTCGATAAATCGAGGCGTAATAACGTCTGTCGCTGTCTAGTTGGTCGTTGTTGTTTACATGATGAGCTGGCTTCTCGGCCAGTATCCACGAAAGGAAAGACATATGCTGTCCCATTCGTTCACCATATATTTGGACCGTCTAAGAGGGCTTTTGCAGCCGCAGTTCGTGCTGCTGGACCCTTCATTGCTATCCTCATCAGAGAAGGACTTCGCTTATTGCTTGCGAAGATTCAAAGGTGAGGGAGTTAGGTTTCTTACTGTCTCCTTGCCGGAGCTCCGTAAGGCCGTTGATCTTAGTTTCTCAACAGGATCAATTATTACTCCATCTTCTTTTAAGACCAGAGAGTCTTGCGCCTATCCGGCGTTCCTCTCTTCCCATTTTGAGAAGATCTATGATAGTGACGGGTCTCTTTTGCCCAGGCCTTATGTGACGCGCGTTAAGCACGTCCGTCAAATTCTTGAGGCATTTTACAAGTTGGAAATTCCATATACGCCTGCTACCGAAGCACAAGCGTTAACTAACTTCGTTTCTAACGAGGCTTGGATTAAATCCCAACATGACGACTTTAAAGTTTTCACTCCACAGGGTCGCGAGATCCTATCGGGTGCTGCTTTACTTGCTCGGTATGTTTTCTCAGGTTTCGACTACAGCGATATCTCGCCTAGGCATGGGCCAGGTAGCCTAGCCACTGGTGAAAAAGGCGAGGAAAAGTGGCACTTCAAGCGCCACTACAACGCACTTCACCAGGTCTATCCGTATTATAGGTATTTTTACCATAGTACGAACATGTTGGGAGACTTAGCTTCTGAGTACAGGACTCTAGAGCGTTCCTTAACCGGAACGTCGAAAGTTGTGCTTGTCCCTAAGGATTCACGGGGTCCGCGTATCATTACCATGGAGCCACTGGAATACCAGTTTCTCCAACAAGGTTTGGGACGCGCTATTATGCACTGGTTAGAAAAGACCAGCCAGTTAACTTCTGGGCGCATAAATTTCACGGATCAATCGATCAATCAGAGGTTAGCATTGTCCTCCAGCTCTACCGGAGAATTTGCTACTCTCGATTTGAAAGACGCCAGTGACTTGCTCTCTGTACATCATGTGAAGGAGGTGTTTAGGTTGAAACCAAAACTCCTTAATGCTTTCCTCTCACTTCGTACACCGGAAACGTTACTACCTGACGGTAGGGTGGTTCCCTTAAGAAAATATGCTGGAATGGGGAGTGCATTATGCTTCCCTGTAGAAAGCTTTTGCTTTTGGGCTATTTGCGTTTCCGCCTTAGCCTTACGGCTCAACATGGGGTTACGTGAGTCAGCATCACTAGTATATACTTATGGGGATGATATTATCGTTCCCACTGTTTACTCTAGCGAAGTTATAAATGCTTTAGAGTACGTTGGCCTTCGAGTCAACGTACAGAAAAG